CAGCATATGATGGATGAAGTGTTTTAAATTTCACGAATGTCATTTGACATAGTTCGAGATTTATCTTTATTTAGACTTAGCTTGGCTTCTTGCTTTGTTTGATGCCTGTCTGTCTGCTGCATTTTTCTTTTCCACCTCTTCTTGTATTCTTTGCATTACCCACCTTCTTTCGTAAACTGGCATATTAAAAACATCATCTCTTGAAAATCCACCTTTTCCATAGTATGTAATTAAAAACACTTCATCCATCATATGCTGTCTATATTCGGGATTTAATCCAAAAAAGTTAGTATCTATAGGTATTTTATTTTCTATAACATGTCCACAAGAATTGCAGGCCGTCCTTACGGTGTTGTCAACACCTGGCTCTACTTCATCCATGTAAGCCCTTAACTTAGCAGAATCACCTAATGGCATTGACTTTATCACCCTTTTGATAAGACCTACGTCTCTCACGCCATTTATGCTAGTTATTTGATTTCTATAAGTGACTTCTATTCTATTTTCCAACTTTAAGTCTCCAATTTTTCTCGCTTCTTTTTCAACAGTTTTTATTATCCTTCTTTCGTCTGCCAATGTTTTAGGCTTAAACTTAATGACAACACTTTCTCCTTTTATTTTCATTGTAGGCATTACAAATGTATACTCTAAATTTTCATCTGGCATGTCTTTAATTTCTTTCATTTCTAGCCCAGACAAGTTGAAGCTTGATTCTGATTCCACTTGGCAATTAGAGCACTTGATGGTAAATGAAATTTTATCACCATAAGAGGTAGACCTTAGGTACACCATAAAAGCGTCCCTATCTCCTATTAATAGCTTGTCTATATCACCTTCCCAATCCAACAAAGAAGAGCTCATTAACATCTCCAAGGCTCTGCCAGAATCTATTAAGGTCGGAGAAGTTAACAAATTTTCCTCTTTAGCAGTAATATACTTGACTAGAAATGTTTCTTTTTTGTCCTCATAAAAAATGCCCCTTGATGGGATGGAAATCTCATCAAAGGGCACACTGTTTTCTCTTACTATTTTCCTGTGAGATTCAGACATTAAACCTTAGCATTAGGCCAAAAAAGTTTAGCAGTTATAGGAACCTCTTGAGCATATAGGGCTCCACAACTATTGCACTGAAAATCGTAATTTAAATCTATACCAGGCTCCATGTGTCTTAGATATTCTCTAAAAAAGAAACTGTCTGCTATAGGCATAACTCCTATGAATTTTTTAATATAAGTTTTGTCTCTATTTCCATTAACATCCATTATTTGTAACAAATACCTCTCAGTAAGCACAGTTGCAACCTTGAACTTTCCTCTCATAGTCTTTTTGCCAGTTTCACCAATCTTTTGTAACCTAGTCTCATCCGCTCCTGTCAAAAGTCTAAATTTAATATTTGCTTTAGACTTAGGTAGCATAACACTAAAGAACCCCTCTGAGTCTGGTGAGTCCTTAATTTCCTTGTCGCCTAATGACGAAAGTAGTATAGTGTTCACGTTAGTTTCATCGCAAGTAGGACAGCTTGTCTTAGTTTCATACTCATCACCGTATCCAGTGATTCTTAAGTTAATTAATACAGCATTTCTGTCCCCAGTAAGCATTTCTTCTGGCGTTATTTCTTTGTCAATCAACGCATTTTGTAACAAAACATCTAAAACCTTACCACTTTTAATAAGGTCGGTACTTGTTAAAATGTTTTCATCATCAGCCGTTAAATACTTTACTTCAACAGTTTTTTTTCCATTTGGATAAAATGCGCCATTAGAAGGTAGGTCTATAAAATCGGTTGGAACTTCAAATTCAGTATCTATAAATTGAGCTGGTATATCGTGTTTTGCAGCAACATTTTGAGCTCTAGACTGAGGCTCTGTATGCGTCTGGGCCGTTGAGCCCTGACCTTGTGAAGGGTTAGTTCTTGATTGAACTGTTGGTTCTAAAGGATTATTTTCTTCCATAATTTATTTTTATTTATTAATTATAAATAGTATTGTCTAATTTTTATCAAATTTAACAATGCATTACCAAAAGTAAATAGTAGTTTATCATGAATGAAGAAGAGAAAAAGAAAAAAGTAGCATCTATATTGAGAAGAACAAAAAGGCAATTACTTAAGCCGAAAAATAAAATAAAAAAAATAAAATACCTTCAAGCTCAAGCTTATAGAATGAGTAAGAATACGACTTGGCCAGAAAAAGAGTTTGAGTCAGTTCTGAAAGAGATGAATATAGAATACGAATCTCAAAAAATATTAAAAGGAAAAATATTTGACTATTACATACCATCATGTAATGTACTATGCGAGGTTGATGGAGATTATTATCATGGAAATGAGGAAAAATATGATGTATTAAGTGAAATGCAAAAAAAAATAAAGCAAAATGACAGATACAAAAACATTATATCTAAAGGCATGGGGTATGGTATATTTAGAGTTTGGGAATCAGAACTAAAAGACAATAGAGAACTTGTAAAGGAAAGGATTAGAAATGAAATATTAATTCAAAAACTCTAATTCAGCCTCTGTCTCTTCATAGTGTTCTTTTAAAAACTTCTTTAAAGACGTCTGTCTATAGTTGGGATTTATATTATTCACCCCTCTACTAAACGCATCTCTTTCACCTATTAGTATAGCCATACTCCTAGCCCTAGTTATGCCTGTGTATATTAAGTTTCTATATAACATAATATTATGCTCACTAAGTACAGGCATTATTACAACTTGAAACTCTGAACCTTGAGATTTGTGTATACTAATGCTGTAAGCTAATTCTATTTCTAAAATGTTGTTTCTTTCATATTGTACCAATTTTGAACTACTAACATTTTCATAACTTATAATTAAACTAGCGTCTTTTGAGTTTATTGTTTTTATGTAACCTATATCACCATTAAAAACATTTAGGTCATAATTATTTGAAGTCTGTATGACTCTATCACCCTCCCTATAAACCCTATCTCCTATTTTAATTTCTTTTCTATTCTTTGATTCAGGATTTACCTCTTGTTGAATTCTTTTATTTATTTCTTTAGTTCCTATAGAACCTTTATTCATAGGTGTGAGTATTTGTATTTCACATTTTTCTCCCATATATTTTTTTACAGTATCAGAATACAGCTTGACAATCATATCAAGAGCATTCATTCCATATTTAAACGTAGAAAAATCAACTGACTTACACATTCTTTTATCCATAGAAGAATCTATAAACATACAATCAACACCACCTTTCCATATGCTAGGAGATTTTATTGGAGTTTCTATACTGGGTGTTTGGCCTTTATTTATTTGGTGTGCGTAACTAATTATTTGAGACTTTTCAGCTTGTCTAAAAACTTTCTGTAAATTATAAATCTTTATGCAGTTGCTTTCAATTAAATCTGACATCAAATTTCCAATACCAACAGATGGCAATTGGTCCTTGTCTCCAACTAACAATATTTGAGTACTTGGAGATATAGCTCTAAAAAAAGATGCGGCCAGCCTTATGTCTATCATAGATGATTCATCAAGAATGATAAAGTCACAATCTAACATATCTTTTTCCGACTTCCTAAAATTACTATTACCAGCATCCCACTTTAAAAGTCTGTGAATAGTTTTAGATTGAGAACCTATAACCTCTGACATTCTTTGTGCAGCCCTACCTGTTGGTGCGGCCAACAAGACTTCTTTGCCCATAGAGATAAGCATGTCGTAAACATATTTAACCGCTGTTGTCTTACCTACCCCTGGGCCTCCCGTCAAAACAGACAAACCATTTGATAATACACCTATCACAGAACTTAGCTGCTCATCACTTAAACTTATGTCAGACAAGTCTAGCATGGCGTTTAACTTTTTTTGTAAACCTTCTTTATTATTTGCATATACTTTTTTAGACAGTCTAATCACTTTTTCAGCAACATACTTTTCGTCATAATAAACATCTCTTGAATAATATCTTTTATCTTCTAAATTATCTGTTTGAAATTTAACACAAACTATACTTTCTTCCAACTCTTCTTTTTCTAATATTTTAGATATTTTTTCTGACGAATCTATATTTATTAATTTATATAACCTTTTTTTAATTTGTTTTTTAGTTAAATAACAATGTCCATCAGATTGATTATTTGATAATATATAATGAATAGCAGCAGATACTCTTTCTTCGCTGTCTTTTTTGAATCCCAAGCTTATAGCTAACTTATCTGCCATAATAAATCCAAACCCACTAATATCTGTAGCTGATTTGTAAGGATTCTTTTTTAATATAGGTATTGAACTTATTCCGTACTCTTTATAAATTTTCACTGAGAAAACAGTACTAATCATATGCTCCTGCAAAAACAGCATAATATTATTCATTTCCTGATTACTCTTCCAGCTATCTTTTAAAACTTTCAACTTACTTACGTGTATGCCAGAAACTTCTGTAAGCCTGTGTATGTTATTTCTAAACACATCTAACGCCTCATCTCCAAAGTATTTTACAATCTTTTTTGCAGTGACAGGACCTATTCCTGGAAAGAATCCAGAGCTAAGATATTTAATAACAGCTTCTGTTGTTGCTGGAGGTATCTCTTGACAGGAATCAGCCTTAAATTGATGTCCAAACTTAGGGTGCTTAGTCCATGAGCCAGAAAATTTCATAGTCACCCCCTCAAATATCTTAGGCTGGTTGACGGTTACTGTCACATTGTCTTTTGCTTCTTTTTCTCCAACAATTTCTACGCTTAAAATTCCATACCCATTTAATGGATTGTGAAACTTAACTCTTTTTATAACACCTTCAAAAGATTTTGGTTTTTTTTCTAAGTAATTCATTTTAAAAGTTTTTAATTTCACTATCTATATCATCAACCAAAAACATGCCCAAAGACTTCATTCCCAATGATAAATCTTCCATCATTCCTGACAAAAACGTTCTAACATTGTCATCTTGATGCAAATCGTATTCTGATTTGTTTAATATTTTATTTATGTTTTCACAATGATTAATTAAAGATTTATATAAAATATTAGGATTATAATACCATGAAGACTTATCTTTATGATATGATAAAACATTAGAATTAAAGGTGTCTTTTCCATCTGTAAATATATCCATATCTAACAACTTAAGGTAGGTTTCAGTAATTAAAAAACCTCCACAATCAAAATGATTACCTTTTTTAGGTATATCTATTTCTATTTCTGAAGATGTAAAGTCATTAGAAAATATTTCTCCTACTATTATATTGTAATATACTTTGAAATTTTCTACTCCAAAAATGTCATTTAGACGATTTATTATATCTTCAAAATAATCACCATTTAAACCCTTTACCTTTAAGCCAGGTAAGTATACTTTTTTAATTTGAGAGTCTGTACGTTCTTTAAGTATTTTTTCTTTGTTTTTTTTAACATATTCTTGCGTAAATATTTGTAATACACTTTTATCAGGGTCTGCACCCAAAAGTCTACCTTTAACATAATCAATCGGCTCTACATTTGACTTTAAATCTTCTGTAAATATTAAATTATCTGATTTATTCTTAAAAGCACCACTCATTGTATGGAAGTATTTTAGTCTTGACTTTGAGTAACTGTTGTCTGAGTAATTGAAGATATATGAATAACTTTTTTCACATATTCCTGAAGATTTTAAAAACTTAGAAAAAACAAATGCCATAAAATCATCTTTAGACATTTTTTTACCCTTAGTCTTATTAAATCCTGAAACATACGTGAATGGCTTTCTTTTTTCAAAATATTTTGATATATCAAAAGAGCTTGGATATAAAATGTCACACCTTTCATTATTTATGACGTTGTATTTAAGCCCAGCATCTTTCAGCCACATCAAATTTCTAACAATGTCAGGATTTTTTTTAGTATCTAAGTTGTGTGGAAAATATAATTTTAATTTACCTCCCTCTATCTCATCAAACACATAATTGTGTAAAATTTTTACTTCACTCATAATTGATTGTTTTCATCATTTTCATTGTCTTGCTCTATAATTTCTGCATTTATAGCCTCTTGATAAATGTCTATAGCCTGAGAACTAAAAACAACATAATTAGCAACTCCACTTATCCTTTCGCCTCCTCTTTCGCTAATTATTCTAGAACACTCTTGAATGCTATCACTCAACTGCCTTCCCCATTCTTTATTCATATCTTCTATGATTTTTTTGTTAAAAAACTCTAACAACAAAAATCTTTTATTTGAATTATTTGAAGCAGCAATAGATTTGTTTGATTTAGAAAATGGTGACTCAAATTTCTTTTTAGACATGTCCCAAAGGGAGCTTTTGTCCTTATCTTCACGATTTTCTCCTTCTCTTTTTAACATCATTTCACTTTTTTGCCGTTAGAACATGTGGACCATCTTTTATTATCTTATGATTTTTAACACCATCTTTTTTAAAAGACTTTTGCTTTACTCTTTTGTAATCTAATCCTAAATCATTAAAATACTCTTCCATAGTTGGTAGTGCTAGATTGAAATAGTCACATATGGTTTCTTCATACTCTTTTATCTCATCTGATTCCAAGTCATCAGTGTTTATTTCAAATCCAGAAACATAATTTACTTGTTCTTTATCTATTTCAGTAAAAGAATTAAAAGATTCTTTTAAAAATTTTGGCGCAATAATGTTTCTCACAGATTCTTCACCATCTTTTTTGATATAATCGAATGTTATTTTCCTTATAAAATCAGTCATTTTTGAATATTTATGAATATTATCAACTATTTATATATAACAACAAAAATACGAAAAATAATATTGATATGAAAGAGAATAAGCTAATTTTAGGCTTTGGGAGTGTTAAGGAATTGATGGATTCTGTACTCGGACTAAAGAACTCACTTGTAAATTTTGTACTTGCCGCATGCACAGCTTTAACATCATTTATAACACAATATATATGGGATGATGCTTCTGCGGTATATTTTATGTTGTTTTTAATTTTAATTGACGCATCTACTGGTGTATGGAAATCTATTGTAAACAGAAGTTTTAGCAGCAGTAAATTGCCTAGGATTTTTGTAATTTCCATAATATATGTTTTAATGCTATCTATAAGCTGGCATGCCGCAAAGCACTCAAGCTTGTTTGTCTGGTTGCCTGGTATGGTTTATGGGGGACTAATTGGAACTCCTTTAGTTTCTATATATGAAAACTTTGCCGAATTAGGCTATGTACCCAAAGGGTTAGTTTATGATATTAAAGAAAAAATAAAAAATTACTTTAACAAAAAACATAACAACTAGTATACCCTCCTAAATTGACATCCATCCTGAAATTTTAACCAATTTCTTTCTTTGGAAAACTTAGTCAAATATATACCTCCCTTTTCCACTAAATCCTTTATTCTATCATAAGCATCTGACCAAACTACCATCTTAACAGATGCGCCTCCATCGCTGAGTTCTAGAGACCAATATTTTTTGTTGTTTTTAGATATTTTTTCTACAACATCTTTTATCACAAAATAATAATATTTATCAGGATTTTCATAAGAAGTAACGGGTTCAACGTTAAAGTCATACTCTTCTTTAAATTGCTTCTTTATCTTAGATATTTTATCAAAAAGCTGTAAATCCAAACTACAAACATCTATAAAATCTTTGTACTTAATATCCTTGGGAGTTGGCTCAAACTTCTCCTTAAGACTCTCCTCTATAATGTCAAATCTATTTTGACCAAACAAGTCCATTTGCATAGTATTGCTTTTTATTTTAAACTTACGAAACTCCATAAGCTCTTCTCTAGACTCTGACCAATCATCAAAAACTCCTGCCTTTAAGCAGGCTTCAAAGTTTGCTTTATTGAATTTAGAAAATTTATGCATAAAAAACTTATCCTTACCAACATTAGAAATATCGACTTTTTGCAATTCTTCATAGGCAATTTCTCCCATACCATTTATACTAGAAAAACCCATTAAAATAGTTTCTTCATCTAACATACCCCATTCCCATTTTGACTTTCTATTAGGAGGCAAAACTTTTATACCCTTAGTGAAAGCGCCCATTATAGCCGATGAAAGCCAAGACTCATCATCTTTAGCATGATTTAATAGAGCTGCATAGAATTCAGTAGGATAGTACCTCTTCATAAACAGGGTTTGCATAGCAACATAACTGTAACTCACTGAGTGTGAGCGATTAAAGGAATATCCTAAATACTTTACTAACCACTCTTCTATGTCTTTAACTTCATTTTCCTTAAGCCCCTTTTCTTTACAGCCTGACTTAAACTTTTCCCAAAGTGTCAAATACTCTTTATAGTTCTTATTATTATATTCTTTTTCTTCCAATTTATCTCCTGACAAATTCTTTTTTATGATTTTTGAGGCCTTATCCATAACTTTCCTCAAATTATCACCCTCACCAAGAGTCATGCCTGCCAGCTCATGAGCTATAAACATTAGTTGCTCTTGAAATATTAGTACACCATTAGTATTTCTAAGTAAAGGCTCTAGAGATGGGTGCACCAAACTTATTTCTTCTGGGTTTTTCTTATTTCTGATGTACTCCTCGTGAGCACCAACTCCCATAGGTCCAGGTCTGTATAATGCATTTGCAGCCACCATCTCTTCGAAGCTCTCTATGTGCATTCTTTTTATCAGTTTAGACATACCATCAGACTCAAATTGAAACACCCCTTGATTGTTTCCGCTTCTAATCTCTTCAAACAAATCAGAATTGTCTAAATCAACATACTTTACCTGCTCAGAAACATCTATACCCCTATTCTCTTTAACTAACCTTATAGCTTGTTTAAGTATGTTTAATGTTGTTAAATTTAATCTGTCTAACTTTAATATACCTAAGTCAGATAAGTCTTTACCACTACCAGACTCTTGAAATCCAGAAACAGTGACTCCTTTTACCATATTTACAGGCATATATTCCCAAACAGGGCCTGGAGTTATGACTATGCCTGCGGCATGTTTTCCCAAATTTCTAACTTGACCCTGTAGAGTGAGTGTTGTATCTATTGTTTTTTTGTTACTGGGGCTTTCTATCCATTTCTTAACCAAGTCAGAAGCTTCAGGTGTATTAGGGTGTTGTTCTAGCCAATCTTTTAAATCGCCATCATATTTCATAAACATTTTTGGCATTTCCTTGGTAACTGCAAATATTTCAGAATCAAACCCTCCGTCTCCTCCAAATGCCTTGACTACATCTTTTATACAACCCTTCTCATTAAATGTTGAAAATGTTATTACTGGGAAAACGCATTCTTTTCCATATTTGTTATACAAGAACTCATCAGTCTTTACGTCTGAACCAGTCTCAAAATCTATGTCAATATCTGGTGGAGAATTGTGTATTAACACACTGGAAATCAACGTGTTATGGCACTCACTTAAATCTTTACTTGAAGAGAAGAATAAATTATCTTTATCAAAAGATAGGTCATACACCTTTCCTTTATAAGGAATTTTTTTTATACTTCTAATTTTAGATATTTTCATAAGACTCAACTATATTTTTAATCATTATTATAATATTTTCCCTATTCTCTTTCCAGTCGTTCTCCCAAATTTCAATAAAATTACATTTGAGAATATTTATTATCTCATTTTTTCTCTTTCTGTCATCCTTCCAAATTTCACTTGCATATTTGTTTTTATTTTTATGATAAAAACTATTTTCATAAATTAAAGGATTACAATGCCAATAGTCTCCCATAACCTCTATCACTATTTTGTATTCTTCATTATAATAATCAATCTTATAGAATTTATTTTTATTTATAACTAATATCTTCTGCCCTAAAGGTGATTTTTTAAAAAAAGAGTCTCCTGGGACTTCTTTTGATATTTCAGCAATAATTTCTCTTTCCAACTTAGATGTCTCTCCAAAATTTTTATTTACCTTTTTAGCATTTGCAAGCTGCCATTCATCAGAATAAAATAAATTATCTACTCCAAATTTTTCTTGCATAGAAATCGTTACTGCAGAATAATGACAACCTCTCTCTAAAAACCATTTAACACCATATTTATTCTCTATTGTTTTTGAAATTTTATCTCTAATCTCTTTTATTTGAACAGGGGATGTCATTCCAGTAACTCCATAATTTTCATTTAAACTCCTATTAAAAGAGTCTCTATATTCTCTAGTTTTATAGTAAAGTGATTTATAATCTTTCTCCGAAATTATATAACCATGTGACCAAAATTTTACTCCCCCACGAGATGGATGTAATTTAACTAAAACATTTTTTTTACTAAACCTATCATAAATCTGAATCTTCGCATCTGTTATTGAAATCTCTTTATTTAAATCAGTTTTTACTCTAACTGACTTCTGACCCCTTCCGCTTTTTCCAAAAAAACACCTTGTTGCTTTTCCAATATTTACCTCTCCTACAAAGACAAACTTTCCAACCACATTTTCCAAAGAAATAAATAAATCACTCTTATATTCCCAATCTCTTTTTTCTTCTTCAGATGCTAACTTTAGCTCTTGAAAGCCAACTAAAGCTTCACACAAATCTTTTTGTGTATCAAAATTATTATTTTCTATTTCTTCTTTTTTCATTTTACTATAATCCATGTCTATAAATATAGATAAAAACTTTAAACTTTAAAAAGAAAACAGTAAGTCTGTTTCTTTTATTTCATCAACTCTTATTTCAATTCTTTTTTTATCTCTGAAAACAGGAATTATATGACACCCTGTGAGCTGAACAACAGAACCGTCTTCAGTCTCTATCTCAAATATATTCTCATGCTCTTCCAGCTCTCTCTCATGCTTCTGAACCAAGACTCCTTTTCCAGTTTCAGTCTGCACTGGGTCTCCGACTTTAACATCCACTACATTTTTATAAGAACCATCTTTCATCATAACATTACAATTATCTGTAAGACAATTTCTGGCTGGATTTAAGAATCTTTCAAAATACAAATCAAACCTTATCGGGTCAATCTTTGTTATGTCTAAGCACCAAGAAAGTAAAGAGCCTGCCGCACTTCCCCTTCCTGGCCCTACCTCTATATCGTTGTCGGCACAAAACCTTATAAGCTCCCAAACCACAAGAAAATAATCCAACATTTTCTTTTCTTTTATAACCTCCAGCTCATAGTCTAGCCTTTCTCTGTACTTAGAAATTTTATCATCATCTATTTCAACAGGCCCACGCTCTTTATATATATTAAGCTTTTGATTAAGCTTAGCATGTGACAACCTTCTTATTATCTCTTCTCCATCATTGGTTTTAAAAAAGTCATAAACATCTTTAGTTGGCTTATATTTCGGATATTTCTCTACGTCTGTTTCAAAGTCAAAATTACATATAGAAGCAATTTTTTCACTTGTAATCATACACATTTTTATGAATTCTTCACTATAATTAAATCCATAATTCTTGTTCATTTCTAATATCTCAGACTCGTCAACGTAGTACATGTCCCTACTGTCTTTGGTCCTAGCTCTTTTTATAGACCTTTTTTGATTTATTGAAATCAATACATCTTGTAGTACTTTATCCTTTTTTTCTGGGTAGTATATGTCATTAGAAATTATTACAGCCATACTATATTTGTCTGACATGTTAATTATGAAGTCATTATAATTCCTTTGTACCTCATTGTCCTCAAGGGAAATTTCGGCTATATAAGACTTTTTTCCAAATGCACTTAACATGCTCACTAGATAATCTTCAGCATCTTTATATTTGCCCATTTGCAAATATTTACATATTGTTCCGTTTTTAGATGAAGTTGTTAATATCAAACCCTCTTTATTCTCCAAAATCCATGAAGTTTTTATTCTAGGAACTCTATAAAAACCTTCAGCAAATGATAAATAATTTATTTTATTAATATTAACAAAACCCTCTTTATTTGTAACTATTATTTTTTGAAGAACATTTTTATCTTGTTGCTTAGGCTCATACTCACCACCAATACTATCGTTTAAATGAAATTCACATCCTATTATCGGTTTTATGTTTTTAGATTTACACTTTTGATAAAAAGAAAAAGCACCAGACAAGCTACCTTTATCTGTCAAAACTAAAGATTTGTGATTATACTTTTTGGCTAAATCAATATAATCAGAAGTTGAACCAGCACCTTCTAGTACAGAATGATAAGTGTGAACTCCAAAATTTACCATAGAGAAGTCGTTATTAAAATCTCCATTTTTTGACTTCCACTTATTAATTATATTTTGTTCAGAATCAACTGAAGACATATGTGTTTTGAAGTCATCCCCAAAACCTAATCCACCTATTCTTCTGAGCTCGAAAAAACATCTAGCCAACGCCTCAACATCAACCAGTGCATCATGAGCATCTTCAAAAGCCTTGTTAAACAACTTCTTGTGCAATTCTGTAAGAGTAGGAGGCTTAAGTCCCATCTTGCCTTGTATTCTACAAAAATCTATAGTAGAATTCATAGTGCATATATTCACTATGTTTCTCATTGAATTTTTCATTTTTAATCTAAAAAACTCAGAAGCCGTAACTTTATTGTCGAAACTTACATTGTGTGCAACAATAAAATTAGAATTCTCTATATCTTTAGAAAATTCTTTCAAGACATCAGAAATTAAAACACCATCTCTGTTAGCTCGTTCATTAGTTATTCTATGAATTCTAATGCTATCATCTGGTATGACAAAACCGTCTGGTTTTATAATTTTATTATTAGAGCTTATGACTTTACCATTTATGTCATACACCTTCCATGCCAACTGAACTATTCTGGGCCAATTGTCCGTATCGCTAACTGGTGCGCTAAAATCTTCAGGAAGCCCTGTGGTTTCTGTATCAAATACTATAAACATAATAAATTTTATATCATACAAATATAATAATTAAAGTTATTGAGTACAATTTTTTTGTAATATTTATTATTATGAACTTAATTTCTACAAGTGAATATAAATCATTAGAGCCAAAAGAAAAATCTAAATTTCTTGATTATTTAGTTTATCTAAAAGCCCCAGTTGGTCTTTATTTTTTTAAAAATTTTAGCAACAAACAAAAGCAGGACTACATAGAAAATAGAATAAAATCAGCAGATTGGTTAGAGGATTATGAATTTACTATAATGTCTAATGACCAAAAGCAAAGATATATATTTAGAAAGAGATTTTTAACTAATTCTGAATTCTTAAAACTTAATGAAAAACTTCAAGAATATTATTTGCAAATGGCTTCTTATATTAAGTTACAACTTAATGATAGTGAGTTTAAAATATTAAGCCCAAAAATGAAAAAAATATATTGCAATTTTACTTTTGAGTTCCCTTTAGTTTTAGATGTTGAAAAGGTTCAGTTTTTAAGCAAAAAGAATCAAAAAAGATATATAGAAAAACAAGTCGAAAGAGGAGTTTCTTTTTCGGAGGCACAATATAAGACTTTACCTCCCATAGCAAAAGTTGAGTATAATAAAATAAAAAATTCTAATTTAAATGAAGTTAGAATTTTTATTAGAAAAATTTTAAAAGAGACTTTATGTTAAGAGTAATCACTTTGATTATCTTCTCTCTGCTTTAACAGGCTAGCCCTCAACTCTATACAAAGCTTTCTTATTTCATTTAGATTATTTCTAGCATCTATTGAGGCATCCACAGTTCCTTTGAACATAAACTTATATAACCTAGGCTCTGTTTTTTCAATTAAAAATTTTATTTTTTGAAAAATTTCATCAATACCATATTCATCGTCTTCAACATTTTTATCACTCAAAGAGTTTGAATTCTTTTTTAAACCCAATCTTTTATCTCTTATTTGCTTTTTTAAATCATCGTAATCCATAAAATATTTTTTAATAATTAGTCATTAGAATCAAATAGTATTTCCTTCATTTAACAAATCATTTCCTTCATCATCTAACCCAGTCTTTTCGTCTATGCTGTTTAACTTAGAGGTTATAGAGTCAATTAAATTTTTTGTTTTAGTATTTAAATTCTTATTTTTTTTGTTCAAAATGTTAACGTTTTTACTTGCATTAACCTTATCATCTATTGTTGCTATGTTTAAATCCTTTAAATCTTGCTCCAAAAATAAAACACTCTCTTCTAGAGGCTCATCTACAGCAGGCTCATCAACAGACGGCTCATCTACAGCAGGCTCATCAAAACTTGCATCATCTCCAGCATCTCCAGCATCTCCAGAAAGAGTATCTTCTGCTGCCTTAAACTTTTCGTCTATATCAGCAAAAAGACCAGTTTGCATATACTCCTCTGGTGCAGTCTCTATTTCTGAGAACATTTTTTTCTCTACTTTTTTCTGTCTTAATATTTGTTTTATTTCCGCCTTGGAGAATCCCATAACATACTCCATAGCCCAAGTGTAGGATACTGGCGAAGTTGGTTCTGCAGTGTACATTTCCTTAAAAACTTCAAGCCTAGCCTTCATTGTCTCTAACTTTAACAACTCCTGCTGTGTGGATGGATTAGTTAACTTTAGGTTGAAATTGTCCATATCATCCTCAAATCCCAAAAGAAATAGGTGAACGTTTGCAATTCTTCTAAGCTCTATTATTATATTTTCTTGTATTCTATTTATAGTTCTACTGAACCTCAAATCAGCCTGAGATAAAGCTGAACCACCAGGCATAGATTCTGCATAATTCAAATAAGGCTTAGGCACTTTCAGTGCTGCAAACAATTTATTTTGCAAATATTCCACATCTTGTATCTCCCCTAGATTAGATGCTCCAGGAAGCGTTTCTATCCTAGAAGACTTATCCCCTCTAATGGGAAGAAAGTAATCTTCCTCCATTGTTAAGGGATTGTATTTTAAATTCATTTGACCAGTCTTCTGGTCAACAATAGGAGATTTTTTTAATTCTCTTTTTATTCTTTCAACATATTGTTGTACATCTGCAGACTCTAAGTTACCAACTTCAATATAATGAACCCTTCTCTCAGGGGCTCTAATAATTCTATATACTAACATGGCATCTTCTGCTAGCTGAAGTTGTTTCCAAAGCTTTCTGGCAGGGTCTAAAACGCTTCTACCATAAGGTAATTTTGTACCATCTGAAACTAACCTAAAGTGAGCTATTTGAAACTCTTCAAAGTACATGTTATTAATGTCCCACTTAAATCTAGAGGAATTTACATTACCATCAAAAGCTTCTTCTCTATGAATTTCTGCAACAGGCAACATTCTTACATCGTATATTCCTTCTTGTTGGTCTATTTCCAATTTAGCAAAAGCATCTCCGAACTTAATCATTTCTCTAATCCAAAAAGTCAAATTATATTCTATATTTAATCTGTCATGAAACAAATCTTTTAGAATAGTTTTGATTCTATCATTTTCAGAATATATTGACAATATATCACCCCTTTCATCTCTAGTTACAGTTTCATCTGTAATTATATCTAATGCTGCAGAAACTTCAGGAGACATGTCCATGGCTCTATAATCATTATATGCACCAAGCCTATCTGTGTCATAATAAACACTTCTAGAATATATATCTTGAGCAATTTTTTGAGACTGCACATCTAGAAAGTCTTGCTGCCTCTGTTGTACTGGTGTAGATTGAGGGCTAGAAATATTCCCAGAAATAACTTGCTTCTCTTGAGGCAGTGGCCTAGAAGTCCTTCCCCTCTTCAGTCTGTCCAATAAATTTATAAATACACTTTCGTCTGCCATTTTTCTTTTTATTAATAAATATTAAGTTTTTCTTTTTTAAGCTCTGTAGAGGGGTTTTTATAACACCTTACATCAACTAAATGAGGTGCTCTCATGTGAAACACGCTACTTCCATTACTAATAGAATATTTTTTATGTTTCTTTTCTATTAATAAATCTTTTTTATAAAAAGACAAAGCGTCACTTAATTTTAAGTGAAAATTTTTAAAAGCCATATCACACATCCCCCCAGTTGATGACAAACAAATTAACTTACCACCTTCAACCAAAGACTGTGATGAGTACGTTAATATATTTTCTAAATCTTGATGATAAGCGGCCTCGTCTATAATAATAACATCAAACCTAGAACCTCTTAACTTATAGTAGTCATTAAAAGTTCTAAAACAAGAGCCTTCAAGATGTAAATCTTTCGCACCCCCTCTAAGCTTGTCTTCAGGATAGCCCCTTAATAAAAATCCTAGATGAGTTAAACATTCTGTTGACTCAAAAGGTGAAGCTCCAATAAAAGCTATTTCTTTTCTATCGTATGAACTCCTCATTAAATTGGCTACATAATATAAAATCACAGAGGTCATACCCGACTGCCTACTTTTCAGTATGGATATAACATTATTTCTATCAATAGTGTGTAATACTGATTTTTGATTTAAATCAAAATATTCAGGAATAACGCCCTTACTTTTAGAGTGTAAAAAATCTTTTATATTTGTTAAAAAACTTGTCATCAATGACAATAAAGGACTTTTTATAAAAAAGTAAATAGACTATGCTTTTATTGGCCCGTATAACCAAGAAGTGTCATTCAAATCGTCATCATCATCCCAACTATCTTTATTTGAACCATCTAAACTTAATGAGCTAACGTCTTTTTGGCTAAAACTTATCATATCTAACATTTCTTTAGTTCTTTTCTTATTCCAAAATACAGATTCAAACTCAGTATCTCTAATTAACAGCGCAATAGCCATTCCAAATATTAAATCATCATTAAATCCATTTTCATGCTCTGCCTTATCTCCTTTGTAAACAAAAGTTTCAAACTCTACAAGCAATCTTAGAGAGTTTATTTTAATTTCCATTTCTCTCATATATTTTACCAACGAACTCATGAGTAAAGGTCTAGTTTTTACCGTTGTCTGAAATCCTGGAACATCTGTATCTTTGTCAACAACATAATTGTGAGTTCTATTGTATAATTTAACTGCAGATTTAGATATATACATTCTTTCTTTAGGATATTTCAAGGTATTCTTTAGCATTAACGTTGTTGCTAAACCAAAACTGTTACACTCAACTGCCATAAAAGCATTATTATAATCCGTTCCCACCTTGTAAAGAAGTTCTGCAAATACATCAGGAACTATTTTTCCTTGAAATTCACCAACTTGCTCTAAGCTGTCAGCGTCTATTATTTGAACTGTAGAGAAATCGGCACCATCTCCTCTACCAACGTCAGACCCAATTATATAGTTCCCACCTTCTTTTGGTTTTTTCCATATATGAAAAGATGTTACATATTCACAAAAACTGCCATCTTTTTTCTTAAAATCATAATAGCATACAGGCTTTTTATCGCCTATGTCTTTGACATATTTTTGTATTATTGAACTATCTATGACAACAGCGGTTGAGCCTTCAAAAGACAAATCTAATTCTTGTGCAATTTTAATTGTATTATGGTGCATTCTTTGACACTCTCCATCATACCATGGGCTCCATGGATATTCTTTTCCATCAGAGTCTATTCTAGTCTCTAACCCTTTAGATAATATAGGATGTATAGACCAATGCAACTTTATAGGAAAGAAGTTGCCCCTACCCTTATTTGCTTGAGTCCATGTTTGGTGATAAAGATTTCCAGTACCCTTAGGTGTAGAAATCATAATACACTTACCTTGGGTAGCAGCCAAAGCCAGCCCAGCCCCCATCCATATATCTTGAGCATGCTCAATAAACGCGGTCTCATCTAATATCAGGCAAGTTAAAGATTCTCCTCTACCAGCCTGCTTACTACTGGCAACAGCCTTAACCCAAGAGCCATTAGAAAAAGATATTTGCTTTGTATTATTTATTAAAGTTTCTTCTGGTAGCATCCAATCTGGTAATCTGTCCAAAAATTGTTTAACGGTATTCAAAAACCTAACGGCACCATTGCCACTATCAGCAACTACCAATATTCTTTCATCAGGACAAAAGGTCAACCTCCAGGCAACATATAAAGCTGATATGACTGACAGGCCCATCTGTCTAGATTTTAAAACTATTGAGTTTTGACTATCATTAAACTGATTAAGACAATCTTCCTGATAGGGAAAACACGTCATTTTCCCCATCTGCTGTTTCTCCATGTCAAAAACATATCCATATGTATTCGCAAAATATACTGGGCTTTTTGCGCAAGAAACGTATTCTTCAATATAATTCATAGTTCACTATTATTAAATATAAATATTAAGCAATTATTAAAATACTATACAGAGTCTGAATCGCATTTTTTTAATCTAAAAATCATAACTTTTGTTGGATAAGTTTTTTATTGTCTTAGGCTCTAGCGTTACAGACATTTGCTTCTGAATGTTTTGTCCCCTATAGTAAAATATTGGGTTTTTTGGTATGCAGGATATTAAATTAATTTTTATTATTTTTTTTAAACTTTTATTAATAGCGTAAACATGTATATCTTTAGCTTTTTTATTGAAAATATTTTGTTCGTAATATTTATTTTTCTTGTTATAAAAGCTATGTATCCAATCGTTTATTTCTGAACCATCTGTAGAGCCATTGTTGCTAATAATATGAAACTTATAACTATAATCTTTATATACCTCTGGTGCAAATGATGAATTTATTAATCGATTATAATCTAATGAAAAGGCTAAAACTTGACTATTTGTATTAGAATATGGGTCAAAATCAATAATAACATAATTTTCCCATAGATTATCTTTGTCAATCTTTTCTGTTAACAAATAACTTTTAGAGTATAAACCTTTATATAATGGAAGAAAAGAAAATTTTGACCTTTTCATATACTAATAATAATTATTATATTAAAAAAGTAAATAAAACTATAGGCCTACATATATTGTTGGAGAAGGGTTGATTTCGGAATCAGTTTTAACGCTATATATTTCAGAAACGTAAACAACACTAGTTGTAGTGTTTTCTATGTTTAACTGATAAGTTCCTAAAGTAGATGCTGACCAAGATATTGAGTACATGCCTTCTGATGCACTTGACAAAAAAGAACTAACTGTCACCCCAGTATTAATTATACCATCAACATAAACAGTTGAACTAAAAGTTGCTGGTGTTACTGGTGTGTTGGTTGTTGGATTAAATGACCTTACCAATTCGTGTATTGTTTGACCTGTAGATATATTCATCTTTTATAAATAGAGATAAAAACTTAAATAATATAGATATAATGTTATTTAAAATTAAATAATTCTGTATTTACTATTGCTCTGTTAATTTCATAGTTTAAAAATAATTCTTCTTCTTTTTCTATATCTCTAAAAGAATAAAAAACTAATATTTTATTTTCAATATCCCATGTATATACTACATTAGGGTCATTAGAAGAATTAAATAAGGCACCATAACCAAAAGGTATCACATATGGGAAGGTTCCACTATCGTCTACTCTTATTGTATTTATTTTTATTGGCCTTAAGTGATGAGTGTATGAAGCTTCATCTTCTGTCATATATAAACAATGACACTCTTCTAAAATCTCTCCTTTACTTATTTTTTCTTTTGAAAAAACCCCCAGCCATGAATGTCACTCTTTCTAGGCTCAATAGATTTATTTTTATATAAAACATTTTTCATAAATAAAGTATAATGATAAAAATAAAAAAGTAAATTATTTTTTAATATACTTTTCTTTCTATTTCACACCATCACCCATCTACAATTAGCAGTGTGGGTTCGATACTATTAATTAATCACCCTAAACTATTAATAGATGTTAACTATATTTTATTAATTAAGTTACTGATGACCCAAATAAGGATTTGATACGTTCAGTAATTTCTTCTGAAGTTGTATATTGTTCGACATATACCTCATCTTTAAAACTTGTAATAGTAAATGTAAAATTAACATTATCTGTAACAGATTCTTTTATTGAAACTATCTTTGTTGTGTCTTTTATTAATGCGTATACCATATTATTATATTTTTATTATCTTATTATTTTATTCGTTAAAAATCTTCAACCCAAACAAGTCCTATCGACATATCATTCGCACCACCAAGTGTTCGGGCAACAAACGAATATATACTACCAGGCCTCATTGCGATACCCAAATCAAAAATGGTTGACGAATCACCATTATCCTTTCCAACACCACCTACCCATAGTAACTTACCACCAGTTACTGTAGTTCCAGCCGTATCTTGTGAGATAACAGAGGTATTTGCGTTAATATCAGTGTAAGAGGGTGTCCCCCCTATAGTGGCGTTTTCATAAATGCTGAATGTTCCAGCACCGTTACTGTCATTTATTAGTGATATTGATTGTAATATTGCTGATACTTTATTGTTTCCAGTAGCCCCACCGAAGACGGTTGATTTATTTTGGAGATTAAATAAACAAGTATCTGTAGACCCAATATTTTTTTCATTCTGAAAGGCATTAATCACCCCCGTACTTTTATTACTTCCTTGTATGAAAGATGACATATCAGCGACTTTCATCACATAGTCATTAGCGTCTGCTGTTCCATCTTTGAATACCTCTGACCTTAAAGCGAATGTTGGGTTATAAGACGAAGGTGTTGTTCTTATGTTTGAAAGATGTAAGGTATGTACTAAAACCATATGTCCCGTACTTTGACTTTCAATAGAGAAATAAACACATCCAAAACCACTACCGTAACTTACTTGATAAACATTACCCTTAGTTACGTCTAATAACATTCCCGATGGATTACTTGAACTTGATGTTCCATCCATAACATCACCGTTCCATAATGACTGAGTAACACTTGTTTGAACTCCATTTGTTCTGTAAGTCACATTTAATTCAGAAGAAGTACCTGCCATAGTATATCCAAAACCATCATTAGCATCTCCTAACCCTATTCCTTGTACACTTGTTGCTCCGTTAGGTGCGAAGTCTGTAAATAAACAAGAGAACCTACCCACAGCACCTTCACCAGCTCTAAATGTAATTGTTTTTACAGATTCTAAGGCTGCTGATTCTGTTGCTGTTGATGCTGAACTTGTAGCAACACAAGCCATATTTTCTGATTGTGTTACAGTTCCAGAACCTAATAGAAAGACGTTGGTTAAATCGGTATTGATATTATATGGGAAATGTAATTGAGATATTGCAGTAAACTCAGAAACAGGAAACTCATCATAAGTAACTCTATTGTTGGCTGCATCAACTTTTAAATGATTTTGATTGTCCGTAACAACATTATTAAAATTACCAGCGTCATTCTTTCCTACCAACACATTCCTACCTAAGTTAGCAACCATAGATGGGGAAATAAAATCTTCCATACCCAATATTTGACCACTAATAGATTTAGTTGTAAACTTTGTATCAAAATAAAAGTCTGTCATACCAGTTGTTGTACTAGTAAAATTATATCTAACATACGGTGTAAAAGCTGGTGCTGAAAACATTTTAAACCCACTACCACCAACATATGGGATAGATAATTCCCTCACCACATCTGTACCAGCAGCATCTCTAATAAATTCAATGTCTATTGTACCACTACCATCTGATGTTACATCTGTTTGTACTTGCGTATAATCCGACATATCTAGTATTCCACTACTATATGTTGCACCAGAAACCAAAACGTCAAATGTAGAAAACCCTAAACCATCATGTGGTGAATTATTATAAGTACCATCTGGTTGTTGACCAACAGATACTGATTTAACAGTGTTAGCAAGTGTGTTATCACTAATCGGTATATTAACGGGTAGTGTTGGTAACATTTGGGGTGATGTTTCAAACTTTATAGAAGCAGTAAATCCAGTTTGTGCTACCGCACCATTAATATATTTCAGTCTAAAATATTTTGTAGATGCTGGTATCAGATAAATAACACCTTGTGGGTTATCTGCCGATATATATGAAAAACTAATAACCCTTTCATCTGTAACACCATCACTTGAATGTATAATTTGAAACCCTTTTGTCGCTGAATCTTGGTCAGATTTAACAAATATTGAAGTGGATACGTAACCATCAGTATTAACAAATGTACCCTCAAAAACTCCAGTACCCGATAGTGGAGTTGTGCTTGAATTACCATCGTCTATACCCCCATTTGGTACATTAACGAAAGTACCATTAACATCTTGACCAACTTGAATGTTTCTTCCCAAAGAAGTAACCATTGAAGGTGCAATAAAAGCTTCTGTTGTTAATAATTGTGGACTTATCGCTGTCGTTAAAATCTTTGTTGTATAATAAAAATCTGTTTGTGTTACCGTACCATTGTTAGTAAACTTGTATTCAATAAAGTTTCCAAAGGCTGGTGCTGCAAATAATTGATATCCATTTGATGCAACATAAGGTATTGATAAACTTCTAACGACATCAGTACATCCTGAATCAGCACAAAATGAGATAGCGATTGTGCCGTCATGTGATGCCAATATTTCCGTTTGGACTTGTGAATAACCATTAACATCGACTGCTGAAGATGTAAAGGTTGCCCCACTCGCTAATGGGGTTGTTGTTTTGAACGCTGTCACTTCAGCTTCTAAAGGTGGAGTATAACTCATATTATTTTATTTTTATTATTTTCATTATTTTTTATATTACTATCCAATTTGCTCCATCTGATTGAACTGTTCTACTTATATATTGTGTTGATAAATCAATAGTTAAAGAACCGTTTATCGTTTCTGTTCCGTTTGCATCCAATGTTATAACACCTGTACCACTATTAACAAGTGTGTATGTTGTTCCTTGTATACCCACCGCAGTTGGTAAGTTTATTATAAAAGTTCCAGATGTACAGTTTATAGTTTCATTAGCCGTTGAGAAGGTATCTGTGGAAGATACATTTCTCAATGTAGGTCCACCACCAGCAGCTTGCCAATTAGCATTTCCCGAAGCATCCGAAGTCAACACATACCCATTTGTCGGACTACTAGTTACTTGTAGTTGTGTTGTTATAACTTTACCACTAACCGTTAACCCAGTCATAGTATTAATTGTCACTGGGAATGTATCACCCACATTGTCAGATATGGTTAATGTATTCGCATCGTCATATGTAAACCCTGTGACATAGGTGTTCATTCCAGCTGGAATTGTGACATCTAATTTAATCTGATTTGTTGATGGGTTTGAAAGTGTTACATTTGTACCTCCAGAGAGTTTAAATATTTCAGTACCATCATTTCTTGTTAATGTGGCTTGATTACTAGCGAATGTTGTTCCAGATGTATATGTATCTTCAAAAGGTAGTGTTCTAGGTATACCATCAGAATCTTTATATAACAACCCTATAGTACCACCATTACTATTATCAGTAGCTGGTAAGTTAATAGTTCCTCCAGTAACATATGTGTTAGTAACTCCTGTTACATTTACAAAGTTCCCATCATTTCTTAGTAAGGCAATGGTATTTGTAGAATCTACGTAAGTTCCTCCAACAACAAAAGTATCCCCACTAACCGAACTAACCAAACCAGTTAAATCTACATCAAAAGTAGTTTCTGTGGAATTACCACTAAAGTTAATATTATTTGTTGTATCATTATACGTACCACCACTAACAAATGTGTTTAAATCTGGTGTGATACCACTAACTGGTCTATAATCTACTACACCTGTGGTTGAATTTCTTACTAATATGTCAGTACCAGTGGGGTTGAGTGCTACGGTGTTTAATTGTAATGTGTCACCACTAATATTATTAAAAGATGAATTACCTTCTCCTGTTATAAATGCGTTAACCGTACCATCATTTTGTTGGAATCTAATTAAATTATCTGAATCTGAACCAGAACCCACTCTAAAATCAACTGACTCATTTGTTGCATCTGTTAATATTTCGGGATTAGGTATGGAGTTATCATACACAGATTGGAGTGTATCTGGTGACGTTCCACCTCCACCTGTTCCAGCAAATTTTCCTTGTGGTATAACTAAAGCATTATCTAAATTTACATCACCTTTTTTATAAATTAATACCGCAACAAGATACGCATTTACATCTAACCCTGGTGGGGAGGTGTAATTTTCATTAGGGAAACTATCTCTAGCAAGTGATTGTGTAGAGTAAGAAAATTGTGCGTATTGAAATACTAAAACGTTATTTATAGGTGCGTGCCATATTCTAGTCGCAACATAGTTAGACCCAGGTATAGAACTAATAGTACCCAATCCATTTGAGTCGTAGTTTTGCACGTCTACCGTTGTACCACTCTGACCTAAAACAGCAGTACCTTTTGCGTAAACAAGTGTAGAACCAGATAAAACCCCCGATTGTATATTTGATGGTATTTTATTGTTGTTGGATAGGTTACCACCAAAAACAAATGAGTTTCCAGATGATTTTTGTAATTCCAGAGTGCCCGTAATATTGCTAACCCTATTTCCACTTTTACTAAATGGTCCAATAGATGAAGTTAAGTCTTCTAATTGATTTATGGGTGAAACAACTTGAATTGGTGTATTAAAAATATTGTTTACTACTGTGTTACTAGCGTGTCCAATAATACCTAGAAATATATTATCTCTTTTATCAGATTGTTGTGGCGGTGTTTGCAATGGGAATTGTAATGTACCTCCACTTGAGTTTATAAATATGTAGGTTCCTTGACTTCCAGTTAAACTAGTTAATGTAACACCTGTTATTGTATCCCAAACCACCTCTGTAAGTAAAGGAGTATTAGCATCGGTGAAGTTATCCATAACAGTACCACTACCCGCAGAGATGTCAAACTTACTATTATCACCACCATTCACAGTCATAAACCCACCATTTCTAGTTCCTGTAGATGCATTGTTTTGAGTTAGAACATCAATTTCTTTGGTTGATAATACGGATACCGATTCATTAGAAAGTTCAACAAGAATTCTACCTGTCGTTGTTCCCGTAGCAATTACATAACCTATTTGGGAAATTCTAGACGAATTTGTAGTTGGTAGTTCATACACTAATTTACCAGCTATTTGGTCTGAAAGAAAAATAGCTGAACCAGGTGTGGTTCCAGTTATATTTAAATCTCTAACCAATCCAATGTTAGTTATAAATCCAGTTGTTCCATTTGGAATGTTGTGAGTAGCTATCCCAGTAACTTCATAACTTGTGTCAGATGTGTCTGTTGTTCCACTTGCTATTGCCAGCTTTACTGTCGCCACACCATTAAACTCACCACTAAGATGACAAGCCTGTCCATTGTTTATTTGAATGCCAGTATTGTTATAAACTCTCGTAACCCCTTCTTGACCAATATTAATTGTGACATCCATATTTGGTGTCTCTGGGAAATATGATAAAGCGTTTTCTGATACATCGTAATATGTTCTACCACTAACCGCTAATGGGTCAGTAGTGTTGGCGTAGTTTATAAAGTTTGTTGTGGTTAACCCACTAACTTGATTAATAGTAGAACTAAGTGAACCACCATTATCGTCAGTTATAGTAAATGTATTATTATCATTATATGTAAACCCAGTAGTAGTTATACCCACATCTGTTCTAATAACTTCTTGTGGTGTATCACTACCATTACCAACCCATAAATAATCTGTTGTTAAGTTTGGTAAACCAGCAGTACGTGCCGTGTTAAACGCAAATAACTGACCATCTACTGTACCCACTTTTAACACCTTAGCAATCCTTTGTATTTGTGTGTCTGAACCTGTAGGTCTAACTTTAGTTAGCCCACCAGTAGTTGTTGATACATATAGTTCATCATTAATTACCCATGTTTCACCATTAGGGTTAAGTGTTGTTGTACCACTACTTGTATTAATACCCGTTAATTTACCAAAAGTAACAATTGGGTTGGTATTTGTATTATCAAAACTCTCAGATGTAAATCCAATTACTGGCATTGTTGTACCTGTTGATGAGTTGGCTAGCTCTACCTCATGGATATCATTGTCAAATCCCACAATATAAACAGGAAGACCCTTATCTATTGTTCCAGCAGACCCTTTTTTGCCCCATATGGTAACAGTACCTGTTGATACGTATTCTTCTGTAGTTAACCACTCATTAGACGCTACGTCAAAATACATCATTCTACCTTGATATGAATTGTCTGGTGTGGCGGGAATATTAGATGTTACATCATCTAAACTATTAAGAGTGATACCTGTATATGTTGATGCGGAAAATATTCCATCAACCGTTAATCCTGTAACAGATTCTATTGTTGAACTTAATGTAACTCCATCATTTCTAGATATAGTAAAGGTGTTAGCATTGTTGTAAGTAAATCCTGTAACAAAAGTGTCTCCAGTAGTAAATGCAGAAAGGGCTGGGCTTAAATCTACATTATAAAAGTTAGAACCTTGTATATTGTTATCAAACTCTATTAAATTTCCATTAAGATTGGCAGCATTAGTATAACTGTCTGTCATGCCAGTAGTGAAACCGCCAACATTAAAAGTTCCTCCGCTAGAATTTGTGTAAGTAACAACCCCAGTGGAAGGACTATAAACACCACTAATAACAAAAATGTCAGAAGCCAACACTGATAAGTCAGAATTTAAAACACTTCCATCATTTAAAGAAGAAGTTAATATGTAGTTTGAATTATTAAAAGTTTGACCCGTTAAATAAAAATCATTTATACCTGATAAATTAGAGCCGTCTCCATAAAAAGTGCCTCCGCTTATTGTGGTTGCAGAAACAGAAATTAAAGAGATGTCATCATCAAGATTTACAATAGGATTATTTGCAGTGCCTCCTGTATTTATGTTATTTCCAGGCTGAACTCTTGTAATATCGTTTCCATCTGCTGTGGTTAAAAATATGTCAGAAAGGTCTGTGCTTCCAGAGTAAAAAGTTGTTGCAGATACTGATGTTCCACTAATAGATGGAGACTCAATTTCAAATCCAGCATATAAAGAGTTTGCCGTAACAGCATTTGTGGCATCTAAATTTGTGGTGTATATTTCTCTCCACCTGAGGGAGGGTGCTCCCAAATCTACAATATTATCAACATTCGGCTCTAAATCATTACCTATAGTAGTAGTTCCAGAAATTAAAGTATTACCAGTAACGGTAAAGTTAGAATTTATAGTAGTTTGTCCAGAAGTTATTAATGAATTAAAGACTGGTGAATCGTCTACATTAATAATTGGATTGTTTGCAGTTCCACCAGTTGTTATATTTGTTCCAGGTTGAACTCTTGTAATATCGTTACCATCTGCTGTAGTTAAAAATATGTCAGAAAGGTCAGTGCTTCCAGAATATATCGTTCCACCACTTAATGTTGTTGCAGAAACAGAACTTAATAAAATATCATCATCAAGATTTACAGTCGGATTGTTTGCAGTTCCACCAGTTGATATGTTTATTCCTCCCGAAACTCTTGTTATGTCGTTACCATCATTTGTAGTTAAGAATATATCAGATAAATCAGTTGAGCCAGAATATAAAGTTCCACCACTTAAATTAGTTGCAGAAACAGAATTTAATGAAATGTCACTGTCAAGACTTACAATAGGACTGTTTACAGTTCCACCAGTTGTTATGTTTGTTCCGCCTTGAACTCTTGTAATATCTGTCTCAACATCTATATTAACAATGTCCCCTACGGTTGTTATTGTTGCATTTGTTCCCCCGCTTATTGTTCTAAAATAAAAATCC